TACCTGCTTTAAATTCTGCCAAATTCTTATCGCGCTCTACATCGCCCATCTTGGAATGGACAAAGGTTGCTGGAACCCCTAGACTGTCCAACATGGCAGCAACGTGAACCGTATGTTCTATACCTGATGCAAAAACTAGCCAACAGTTTCTATCTCTCCCGTATTCTAACATTTCCTGACAAGCTGCGAAAGTTACTTCATCTTTGTCTACTGCGGCTTGAAGTTCGTTCTGTTTGTATTCACCTCCGGACATGTGGACGCCGGACATGTCCAATTCAGTTTTAGTGTGCTTGGGAATTAATGATGCCAAATAACCTTGTTCAATAAACCAGTTGAACGAATTCAAATCGGTAGCATCAAAACACAAGTCAGTAAACAGCCCGCCCGGGTCGGTGAGCATGCCTTGCCCAAGTCGGTAATGAGTAGCTGTAAATCCAATCACTTTTAAATAAGGATTAATTTTTTTCAATCCATCTATGACTTTTCGATACATGGTATTATCGCTCGGAGATACCAAGTGGCATTCATCAATCAATAGCAAATCAATTCTACCAAAAGCTACCAGGTCCTTCTTGGCAACCGAACCAATACCCCCGAAGATGATTGGAAAACTTGTTTCCTTTCGTTTGAGACCGGAAGAATAGACGCCGGCAGGTGCGGTTGGCCATACTGCCAGAAGTTTGTTTAGATTTTGCTCGATTAATTCCTTACTATGGGTCAGTTTCATAATCCGGCTATATGGATATTGTTCAAAGACCTGCCGGATAAATTCTCCGATTACGATACTTTTACCCGTTCCGGTTGGGAGTGCCACGATCGGGTTACCGACTTTACCGGAAGCAAAGTATTGAAAGATGCTAGCCGTAGCCGCATTTTGATAATCGCGAGGTTTCATGCAGATTTTATAACCAAATTCATTTCCCAGAAATCACATTCTGCTCGTTGCTCTTCTGAAGTTAAGAACTCCGAGCTGCCAGCTTTGGAGGCTATCGGATGAACACAAGACCATTTTCCATCATCTTCCACTCGGCTGGAAACACAGGTGCGACAATTCTTAACCGGTAGCATATCCAAGTGACATAGTTTAATATGGTCGCAGAACTTGCATTTAAAAAATCCAGGTGTTGTTCCAATACGAGGCGGAGGAACGATTGAATCCACGATCATAACAGATCGGTCCAAATATTTTTGATAGTGAATCGGATCGAATTGGATTATTTCCATGTGGAGAGCATCGGTGTTTTTGTTCACCGCACCGTACAGTGCCCAGTTAAGATTATTTTTACCCATATAAATCTGCATCTGAATAAAATGTTCCCATTTTGCAGCCACGACACCTTCAGCTACTAATTTGGTAAAAGATTTATCACCATGGGTTTTGAATTCTGCCAAAACTGGGAGTGTAGGATCCAGGTCGGGGACTCCCATGACCACAGCATCTAAGCTGCCGCCAAAGTGACCTCGATGTCCATTAATTCGAAATTGCTTACCTTCATTGTTCACTTGCCAAACCTTGCAACCGATCATCATTAGCAACGCGACCATCCGAGGCTCCTCAAGATGGCCGCGGTTAAACAGCCGTAACATGCGACCATCAAATTTGGTAAGGGTACACCAGTGAAAAGTGTACCAGAGCTCCCTTGAGCATTCTCGCCCGATTAACGAGGCGCCTAAATGATTGCGGAAGTCTTCTTCTTTTGTGGAATAAGCATCTCCCGCGAGAGGCATTAAGTCTTTCAACAAGCCACGATACTTAGCACCTTGATCTTTGAACAAAGCAGCCTCAATGGCAGCTAACGTTTTAGTTGCTATTTGCATGATGTTTCCTTTTTAAAGTTTGAAGAGGATTCCGAACCTTGTGTACCTCAATTGATCCGGCTTCAATGCTCTCGGCGATCTTAAAGTCCCACCCGTCGAGCTAGTGGCTTATTTATCAAGAACCCTCATCAAACTGCCCTCTTTCGAAGGCAGGAAAAACAATTACTATGCGGTTGGCGGGGTAGCCCAAGGCGGGGTTGAAGCCGCCACCGGTATTGCTGCCGCTGGAACTGCCGGAGCTGCCGGAGCTGCAACAACAGGGGCTGGTGCTGCTGCCCATGCCGGAGCTGCCGGAGCTGCCGGAGTTGCTGGGGGCACAAATGAAGGAGCAGGAGGAGTCCAAGCTGCTGGCGCTGCTGGGGCTTGTTGAGTTACTGGCGGCAATCCTTGTGGTATTGCTGTTGCTGGAGCTGCTGCGCCTGCCTGGATTGAACGGTAACCCTTCACCTCGTTGGAAGCTTCATAGTTCTTGCCATCTCCACTCAAACTGGCCGGTCTCAAAGATACCTTGATTTGAAGTGGGTGGTTATGCAACTGGGCACTGTCGGCAACCTGGATAACCCCTACTGCATGGCAGATTGCTGACAACGCGCGATATGCGATTTCCTGAGCAACTGGATTTTTGTTTTGCAGATTCAAGTTGGTGAACAATTTACGTGCTGCAAATTGGCCTTCCAACACCGCGAACTCACATGCCAAATACGCGCCGTCACCGGCTTCTGTTGGTTTCATTTCAGAGGCGGTCATGTGAACCGTATACCAGCCTGCTGGTATTGGTTCGTTTGCTTCCAACGGTTTTACATTGGTTGAATCAAAATTAAGTAAAGCCATTTTTGCTACTCCTTTTGTTATGAGGTATCACCCTCGGTTGGACTACAAATTAATCCCTATTAAAGTAGTCGATTCCACATGAATTATACAGTTCGTGTGCTAGAGCATTCCACCCTGAAGCTCGAGGAATCGAGATGTCGTTAACCATTCCGTAACGATTGCCAGCAACATAGCCAGGTGTTCTATTCACTGCCAAGATGCGACCTTTATTGGCGGAAATACCACGAGTCAACACTTTGCCTTCTTGTTCGGTCACGAATAAAGGCTCATGTAGGAATCCGACCAAGTCAGCCCATTGAGTCAACATCTCGCGCTTTCCGTATGCTTTTTGATTCTTGGGGGAATGCAGCAGCAAGTCCCAAGTATCAAATTCCCCGAAGGCCGGATCCATAACTTTGGCAGCGAACACGTGGCATGTAATGACTATGTTAATATTACCATGAATAGCCAACCAATCACAACGCTGTAAGAATCCATGGAACAGTTCGTTGGCATACTGGTAAGCCTTTCCATAACCCCCGAGCGCGCTTTCCATTGTCAGAGCTTTCTTGTTGCCTTTCGCATAAGCTGGATCGGAATGGAGAACAGCATCATGTATCATACGTTCCAGAGCCGTGGCACTGTCGAAAGTTAAAGTCTGATATTGGAACGTGCCCTCCTGGACTTTGGAAATAACCTCGTCAAGCAGAGTCATAAGATCTGCATAGGCCTCCAACAGTGGGACTTTATTAACACTCACACCGCCAAAACCTTGTTCCAAAGGCACGAGCAAGGTACGCGGCGCTGTACAAGCCAGTGTGGTTTTTCCTACCTTCTCAATGCCCGAAATAACTGCCCGTATTCCAGTTCGCTGTGAAGAGTGGTTTATATAATCGAGGATGCCCATGTTAGTTCTCGATTAAGTTGAAAACTGCACAACGCTCGGTAACAAAACGCAAACCTGTTTCCAATGCTTTGCCAGCGCGGTAGTATTCATCTTGCGCTTGTTTAAATGCCAAGTCGGCTTCCAATTTTCGATCTTGGGCGACACGAAGGTTGTCCGCAGTTTTTTCACAATCAGATTGTAGAATGCCGAGATCGAAAGTGTTTACTTTTGACACATGGTTATGCTTGCTCATTTGATTCTCCTTTTATTAATTTTAAACTAAGCCGACCCCGACCACGACCCCGACCGCGACCGCGACCACGACCCCGACCACGACCGCGACCACGACCCCGACCGCGACCGCGACCACGACCCCGACCGCGACCCCGACTGCGACCACGACCGCGACCGGTCAAAACCTGCCCTAAGAATTACGGCGCTCATTTTTGACTCCGAGGCAGCTCCGAAATTTCAACAGCATCGACCACTGCTCCAACGCCAATGATCACAAGACCTGAAGGAAACGGCTCCACTTCGTTGAACTTTGCAGACTTGATTGCATCCGCAAAACGCCCAGTGTCAGGAATCCAGGCAGCTTCTTCCAACACAATCCATCGCGGAGTAACCTTGACAACCCGACCGGTATCAATCATTGTTACTGTGCGAATGAGATAATTTTTACCGGTCTCGAAAACGATTTCGGATTCTTGTGGATCCGAGAGTGCTCCGCAGGTAATCTTCTGGATTTCACGAATCTGTTTCAATGTTAAATCTTCAACATT